TGTAAGTTGCCATTGTTCTATTGCATTTTGTTGTTCGTCTAATTCTTTAATATATATTTGTGTTATTGCTTCCTTCATTTGATCTTTAAAATTAAAAGATCTAAAAACAGCTGTCTGATTTTCAGATAAATTTTCAGGAAATACATAACCGGTAGTTTGTAAAAAATTATAAAAAAACAGCTGCGTTGAATTTGTAGCATCTTCAGATGTTACAACTAAAGAAGAAGTTGGTGCGCTGCCTATCTTAATTGAATTTATAATTTTTGTTTTATTTTGTGCTACTTCTTGTGTAATGTTTATTGCATCTTCAACTTGTTCCTCAAAATTTGGTTGATCTGATGGAGCGACTAACTTTCCAGAGCCATAAAGAGCATTACCGGCAGGAACTGGGGTGTACTCACCTTTTTTATAATCAGTACCGTCTGGTTTTTTCTTTAAATCTATATTCTTTTCAGATTTTAATATGCTTATATTTTTATTTATTTTAGCGTTTCTTATCATGGTATCGTAAAATACCATTGTTATTGGTTTCCAAGAAACACGTTTTGGAAGTTTAAATGTATGAGAATAAAGATATTTTGCATCTTGAATTCCAATCTCATAGCTGGGTCTATCGCAGCTTTTAGCAAAATATCTTGTTATTTTATTTTCTTTGATTTGTGCATTGAATGGGCCAGTCGAGCTTGCCGGATTAGCGCCAATTTCAGTTGCAAATTCAATGACCCAACGGTGGGCTTGTTTTGGGAACAAGGTCGTTGGGTCATTCCAGAATGGCATATTTGTATCCTCTATAGTTAGATTATACTATAAATAGATACTATTTTAAAATTTGTTAGTTGTAACTTGCCCAATCATAACGGAATGTATATACAGCAGTTAAAATACCTTCTGCTGCATAATCTAATTCGTTTAGTGTAACTTTTGTTATAAAAGCGTTATTTAATGACCACTTGTCGGTTGAGTTGCCTTCGGAATCAAGAACTTCAACAATAACATTACCAGCCGCTGCCGTTGCACGTGCTTTAGAAACAGTTCTAAAATTACCTGTGCCGCCACCTACATCGTTTGGGTTAATCCAGCCAGCTGAACTTAAATAGCGGTATGAATCGCCCGAAACACTAGCTTGTACTGCATCGACAAATTTAATTGTAACAGGTTCCCATGTTACTTTGCCGGGAAAATGATACGCTTTATCTAAAAAGTCAACTTTTGTACCATCACCAACCGTAAACGACGGTCGACCGGCACTTTGCGCTAAATATTGCGCGTCTGTGCCAAGACGACTAAAAGTGACTTTGAATTTAAACTGACGCTTTGGATCTAGATTTGGTGTATTCCAGAACATTTATGTATTCTCCTGATATTATTCTGTAAATGCTGCGCCAGAGTTCGTTACAACGAAGTCAAGAGCGATGAATTCAATTGCTCTGGTTGGCTTTAAGAAGATTTTGCAGTACATGATATTGCGGTCTACTAGATCTGCCGTTGTAGTACTGCTATCTAGTACAACTTTTGCATCATCTAAACCGTATGCATTTTTAATATTTTGTAGGAATGGCTCAACTGACCCCTTGAAACGATTCCATGTTGCTTCGACGTTTGGTTCAAATAAGATACCAACAGCAACTCGAGAAACCTCTTTCTTAATGTAGTTAAGTAATCTGCGGACATTTACACGATCAAGTGCGCTTGGTGTCACCTGTAATGTTTTTTGACCAAAGATTAATACACCTTCACTTGGGAAAGTAGCAATTGGGTTGATGTTGACTTCATATAACGCATCACGATCTGATGCATTTAATTGCAGTGCTGTTTTTGAAACTCCAATACCGCTATTTGCTTGTGTTAATCCACCACGGTTAAAACCAGCTGGCGCAAACCATAGAGCACTACGACCTTCTGTACCGCCATAGGCACCAAAAGCGGCAATTGAAGCTGGCATATAAATGCCTTCGCTTTGAACAAATACAGCTGGGAAGTAAGCTGCACCGTAGCTATTATCAATTGATCTGGCATTTAAATTTGTAATTACATCAGTTGTTGATGATGGACGAACTTCTACGCTATCGTTTGTTTCGTATGCGTATTTATAATCACCTTTTAGGTCAATAATTGCCATCGCATCGCCACGTGTCTTACAAACATCAATCATATAGCTTGTTAATGCTTCATTTTTTAGACCGGGGACTAATAACAAATTCATATCAACTACTTCTGGATTTGCTACAATGTCGATTGCACTTTTAATTGAACGATATGCAGCGTTGTTTGTTTCATCGGCTAAATCGGTTAAAATATATTCATTAACTAATGGTTCCTCTTCGGTAATATCTAAACCATCGCTACCGCCATGTAATGGCATATCAAAACCAAGAATATAACCGCCTGTTAATAAATCTATAGCGTTAACAACATTTGGATTGTATATTTTAGTACCACTAGCAGATCCAGAAACAAGCCTTGTAGAGAAAAAAGACGCAGACCCTAACGTCGCACTTAAAGGTTTAAACCTTAGAACATCAATAAGATCGGCATTATTTGTTAAATGCGAAACTAAACCAAATCTTTTTGCTTTAGCTGTACTGGCATTTAATGTTTCGGAGAAAAGCTCAATAGTTGGATAAACAACAGAGGAGCTTACGACTGAAACATTTGGCTGTGCTGGGATTCTAAACCCGTGGGGAAGCGCCTCTGCTGGGGCATCAGAATCTGCCATTACGATTCTTACATATGAAGAGCGATTAGGATAAGAACCATATTCAACATAGTGGCTGTTTTCTGCGTCCCACTCTCTCCATGAATCACCAATTCTTTTAGCAATAAAATCTGCTGAATTAACATCTAAGTTAACTCCATTAAATCTTTCGAGAACAGTTTGAACCGCATCAACTTCAAGTAGTTTGCGGACAACTACGTCAAATGTGCCATATTTTGTAACTGTTGTGTTTCGTGACGCACGAACATTTTCAATTGAAATTTTAATATCTCTTGAAACGCTTGCACCGTTATTTAACGCAACAAACTTAAATAAATTAATTGCGTCATCGGCAGTTTTATCGCTGTGATCGCTGATTACATAGCCACTTTCAGCAGAAACAGCTTTTGTTTGAAAAGTTTTAAAACTTGAAGATAATTCTTGTAGATAAACTTTTGTTACGGTTCCGCTGGTTGAATTTTCAAATGTTTCACCAAGGAAATAATTTTTTGTAATATCTGTTGTTTGTTCGCCTTCTACAAATCTTGATGGATTTGTGTTTAATTTTTTTCTAAGGAAACTTGATGCATCTGGATCTAATGATGCTGTAAAATATTTTGTTAGTGCTGTGTTAGCAATACGTAATACGAACTGATTGGATGCATTTAATGTTGCAGATGCATTTACCATATAATCACCGCTACCGGTTTGTAATGAAAAAGATGTGGAGACGTTAGTGTAAAATATTGCTGCTAGTGTACCACTGTTTGATGCATTTAAAGCATAAAGACCATATGCCTTACCATCAACAGTCCAGCCGGGTTCACCGGTACCACCATTTTTGTCAACACCAACAAGACGTACAACCGTAACCGGTGATGCGTTTTGTAGAAATGCTTTTGCAGCATAAGTTGCAAGAGTTGGCGAAGTTGGTGCGCCTGTACGCCAAACGTCAACGCCGTTAACAACACCATTAGTAGCGCCACCAAAAACTTTTTCTAATTCGGCAACACTGCTAACTCTTACTGGTTGCATAGCTGGCCCACGTAATGTACGACCGATAACAACAGGACCAATAGCTGGTGGTATTGGTGAAATTATTGAGTCGTCTATTTCATTGACTTGTACACCGGGGGATACAAATCTAAACTTTTCAATAGCCATTAATATATTCTCCTAAAACATATTTTATAAAACGCTAAAACTTATAATAAATAGATACTTTTTTTTCCAAAATCCAGTTATTTGGCATCAAATATTCCTTCGCGTGCTTTTATACATTTTGCGGCTATTTCCATAGTACTATTTGCATCACCAAAAACTAATTTTGGTTCTAGTAAAGTTACTATTTCAAAAAAACTACTGTCATAATAAATAAAATCACCTTCATGCACATATAAATCTTGATCTTCAACTAAACGTCTTTTATGAAAATGCACTGTAATAGTAGCTCTGCGGTCAATTCCAAAATTGTTTGTTGTTGTTTTATAACCTTCCCAAGATACTAAAGCATGAACATGAATGGGAGATAAAAAAGTTTTTCTTAATGCTTCACCATAAAGTGGATGAAAATTTGTATGCTCTAAACTTATTGGATAATAAATAATAGCTTGACCTATTACGCGTTCAATGAGCTCATCATTTACTTGTTTGACAAGATCTTTTTCTTTTTGTCCAGTAAATAATGGAGGCGGTGGAGCTTCGGGCTGTGACCATTTATTTTTTTTCTTAGCCATTTAGTTAGCCCACATAAATAAGATTTGGTGCAAACGCTTGGACTTTTGAAGCACCTTCTGCAATTGCAACATCTTTTTCAATTAATTTATCATATGTTGTTTCGTCTAGCACTTTCATTAATTCTTCTTTTAATTCTTTTTGCTCTGCTTTACCCTCTGTGACTAACGCAGCTCCATTCAAAGTAACGGAATCGTTTGGAATGGGAATTGTAGAAAATTTATTTCTAATATATCCTAGCATTTCTTTACAAAGGGCTAATGCAAATCTTCTTATCCATTGCTTGCCCATGCTGTTAATTTTATCATATGGAATATTTTGAAATGGTATTGTATTAATATTGTTAATACCATCTAAACTAGCATCTGCATTTGCGCTTTCCTCTTGCCAAGCATCATTTGCTATAGTAAATTCAAACCAAAATCTATCAGGTCCAGTTATGCTTGGCACTGGTAATAATCTTAATTTATTATTTCTAAGCTGATAACTATAATCACTTACACGAGTTTTAATAGCATCTTCATATGCCATCGCTTGAAGTTTGTTTTGCCACACAGGAATAACTTCAAATGTGCTATCGTCTGCGTATTGACCATAAGTTGAAAGATTACCGACAACATTAAGGCCACCAAAGTAACCATAAAAATTCCAACTTGCCGCTGGCGTTTTATAATAAACTTTTTTAATATTTATACGTTTATTTCCAACAGCACCAGAAAATTCAGTGCTTGAGCTAATGATTTCTTGTAAATCATAATCCTGCACGCCTGCCGTTGTTAAAACGGAACCAGAATAAACAGTTTCGGTTCCGTTTACTGAAGCTACTGTAGAATATCCCTTACCAACAGCCTGAGAATAGCCTAAATTCCATCTTGGAAATTTAAGCTCTACGTGCGTCGATGAAGCGATGTCTGAACCGGTTAGTTGACCTTTTTGATCAAATGATCCTGTTGAGCCGCCAAGAAACTTAGATAAAACATTTTTACCCTGATGCAAATTTACAAGATAAGAATATTCAAGAGTCGCTTCTTCGTAGGCAGCATATACCTGCCCTTCAACAATTTCTATATCAAGAACATCACCGCCTAATTTTTTATAAACAAATGCAACTTCCTCTGCTGCGCCTTTTTTAAATAAAGCTATTTGATCGGAAGACCAATAATCTGACGAAACATAAATACCAAATGGTAAAGAGGCAGTTGTAACATTTGAAACGCTACCAGTTGATGGTAAAATGCTTTTACTACTATTAGAAGCGGGTGTTAACACCGGATATGCCATTTATTTTCCTCTGTGAAATTAAATAGTTTACAGATAATAAAAAACCCCGCCTCTTTTGGAGGCGGGGAGCTTTTTAGCTTTTAATTTTTACTAACCAAGTAGATCTTGAACGATAACTAGACCGTACATGTCTGGACGGACCATCGCTTTACCGTAACGTGTCATTACGGCTTTGCGTGGTGTGAAATCGTCTGGATCAAAGATTGTTGGTGAGGTTTGTAGTGGAACATAAGGTGAGTAGACATAGCCGCTTTCGAGGAAGCTGCCGCCCTTACGACCAACGAGGATTACGTTACGTGGGAAGTAAGGATCTACAATTACGTCAAACTTGCTGTTTAGCGCACCAACTTTAACTGCACCGATGCTACCCTTTTCTGCATCGTGGGTAACGGTTGCACGGAACCCAGCGGTGAATTCAAGGATGTTTGCAACTTCTGGTGAGAGAACAACGTAGTTAGCGCCACCGCGTAGTGTCTTACGGTGGATGAGGGCTGAAACGTCATTGATTGTTTCAATGAGTGTTTCGTACCACATGCTAACGTTACCGGTAAAATCAGGTGGATTTGTACCGTTAGAAGCATCAGCACCTGTGTTGCGATTTACGAACTTACCGGGACGGCGCGACCAGTATTTAACACCAGCGGTACCGCCCTTGATTAGATCGTTAAGAATTTCTTGATCAATTTCAAGACCGATTTGTTCGCTGAGGATGCTGGTTAATTCAACTTCGGCGTCAAGGTTGTGATAAGCGTTTAGATCTTGGCCGAGTTCTGGAGTCCAGCTGGCCTTGAGCTTACGTGAACGCGCAGTGATGCTGAAGCTGTCTACCTTTAGTTTAATTTCTGGTAGTGTATCGCTTGCTTCAAGAGCAAATGGTGATGCACCTTTGAGAGCACCGAGAGCGCTGTCGCCAGCTACTGAAATTTGATCCTTGATTGGGAAACCAAGAACAACGGTTGTACTTGCACCGAGTGAAGTTGCTAGCGATGAAGTGTTAACAGTTAATGAACCGCTTGGATCTGAAGAATGCTTGAATACAATTTCAAGGTACTTAACACCATCGGCGTCGGTTGTTGCATTAGAACCTTCGCCTTGAACGATACGAGTTAGACGACGAACTAGCGAACCGCTAACACCTGATGGTGATGCACTTAGATCGCCATTAGATGGGCTTGAAGCTGCGGTAACAGTTTGTGTGTTTGGTGAAGTTAGGCTAAAACCAGTTGTAGTACCTGAAATAATTGATAGTGATGTTAGATCTTGTTCTGCAATTAATTTAAAAGCAGCACCATGCGTGGTAAGACCTTGTAGTGTTGATAAGGGAGCACGGTAAACTGAAACTTTACCACTTGTTTCGGCAGCAAGGTCTGGGTCAAAGCGAACTTTTTTAGCGCTGTCGCTGCTTGATAATTCGGTGCAAGCTAATGGAGCAAGAAACAGAGTGAAGCTTGAAGCAGCAACTTCTGCACTTGCACGCGCAGTACCATAACCGCTGGTTAGTGAGAAGAAGCCTTTTTCAGCGTGAGCATTACCATCTACGCGAACACCACCGGTAATTTCAACACCGAGACGATCACCGTAAAGTGAATCGTTTGTTGAAATAACAACATCTCCGCTAGGACCGAGTTGTGTGCCATACTTAAAGTCCATGAAGAATACAAGACCGCTTGGTAGGCTCATTGGTTGTACGCTGACGAGGTCGTTAGCGATTAGACCAGCGAATACACGACGAACGATTGGGAATGCAACTGCGGCAAAACCCTGTACGTCGCCGCTGCTCATTGTGTTAGCTTCGCGGAGTAGTTCTTTAGCTTGGTTCTCTAGGAGAACTGCCATTGTACCACGTTGGTAATCGTCTTCGATACCTTCGAGTAGACCTGAATTTTCCCACTTGCTCACTAGCGCTGCGCTTTCTTTCTTTTTGTCTTGGAAGACGGTGCCTTCCGTAAGACGTTCTAATACGTTTGCCATTTTAATCTCCTGTCTATTTTAGACAATTTTATTTTTTAATTCCTGCTAAAAGTTTCCAGCGATCCATAGTTGGATCAACTTGGGTTTGTTTTCTTGGTAAGAATGGGCTTGGACCCTTGTTTAGCGCTTCAGTTAACGATTGTGGAGCGGGGCGCTTTTCGCTTACGCTCGCCGTTGACTTTAGAAGAGCGCTATAAATAGTTTTAGCTTCTTCTACCGATGACGCATGGGAGATTGATTCGGCAATTTGGTTCTTTTGTCGCTCATTCAAGGAGGAATCACCCAACGTCTTATTTGTATATAGTAGCCTTGCGTTCAAAAGGTTGCTTTCATTAACTTTTTCTGTTAAGTATTCTACACCTTCTTTTAATTGAACATTCAGTTCTAATGATTTTTTAAGTTTAGCTTTTGTTTCACTAAGTTTAGCAATGGCAGCATCTAGTGCTTCTTCTAACTCGTTTTTTTCTTCTTCTTTCTTTTCAACTGTTGCTAAAAGATCTTCTTTTTGTGCCTCAAGTGCTGCTGCAATTCTTTTTTGTTTATTAAGTTCAATTTCGCTATTGTCAGGATCACGAACATTACTCATGTCCATCATGATTTCTTCATCAAGAGTAAACTCTTGCTCTTTTAGTGTTCCACCCGAGATCTTAGAACTTCCAGCAGACATTGAAACACCCGAAGCCTTCTCTTCATCCTTCTTCGCTTGTTCTGAGGCTTTTACATCTGCTTGAGCGCCTTTGTTTCTAAGAGTAGCAGCTTCTACATCTTTTCTGGTAGCTTCTGCTCTTTGCTTATCGCCTTCTTCTGAAGCTTCTTCAAGTGGGTTTTCTTCAACTTGCATTGTATCGTTTGGAACAACTTGCATTTCTTCTTCAAGTTGTGTTACTTTTTCAACAAGTGAATTTAAATCAATTTCAATTTCTTGAAGATCGCCTTCGCTTAAATAAGCAGGTTGAATGCTATCCATGACTTTTTTAAAAGCAGTTTGTTTTTGCTCACCTGTTGTTGGAGTTGCTGCGGCAGTAGCATCGCCACCTCCTAGATCACCTAATCCAGTTTCGTCTTGTTCAAGAAGTGCTTCAACGCTTTGTTTAATTTCTTCTGAGTATTGTTCTAAAATTTGTGCTTCGGCATTTTTGCGAGCTGTTTCTTTTAACATTTTCGCATCTGCAATAGCTTGTTCAAGCAATGAAGACATTCGTATACCTCAATTTTCTAATATCTTTGTAAATAAATAGTGCTAAATATTCTTAAAAGAACAAAAACTAACTATAGACATAATTTATTCTATACCACTTAAAGCTATTATCCCTAGTATCTTTCATAGCATGAACAGTAACAACAGACGCAGATGGAGCGCTATTTTTTCCATAAATTTGCACTCCGCTGTAGCCTTCAATGTTTTGTGAGTTAGAAGCGGAAACAATAACTAAATCACTATTACCAATATGCTTAATAGTAAATTTTCTATTAACAACATTATCACTAGAGGCATCTGGTAATGTAATAGTTATATTGCCTGAAACTGGCGTTGGATCGCAATAAACTATTTCATATTCTTCAAATTCATCTATTGTAAATGTGCTGCTTGTGACTAAAGTATATAAATAATAGTTTACGGCACTTCCACCGCCTCCGCCTCCGCCACCACCGCCTTGTGTTATGTCTTGACCATTTAAATAAATAGTAGAACCAGAACCAGTTATATATAAACTAGAGTTTTGAATTAATACACCAGCGCTAGCAGTTATTTGATCAGCATGTAAAGATCCACTAAATGAACCAGTTAATTTAACACCGGTATTGCTATTGCCCCATGTGCCATCAGATGAACGATAGCGAATAACTTGACCATCTAATAAAGCTGTTGTATCAGGGTTAAAACCAGTTATGTCACCAAAATGTGATGGATCGCGGGTTTTAACGAAAATTTTGCCTTGTGTTGGGTGCTGATAAATACAGGTTCCAATTGGAATAACTTCATAAGGCGCAGTTGGTCTAGAGCCAGTTAGGGAGCCAGAAGTGGTGTTAGAAACATAGATTTCATTACCTTCTGTAAAAGCATTTGTGTTTAAGTTAGTTATTTCACCAAAGGTTGTTGCATAACCAAAATCATTAACGGCAATATCTGCATTTATTACGCCTATAATTTGATTACCAGCGGCACCAGTTAGCGGAACATTAACCGAAAGTGCGCGAGCGAATGTTTTATTTGCCCCTTGTGGAGTGCCAACACGCACTGCCATGCCTTTTGTTAGGGTAACGCTGTCCGTATTTTTTGCTCTAACAAGTAAGGAGCGGCCAAGAGAATTTAATACTGTTGACACTTCAGAATTATAAACTAATTCATGTTTAGCTGAGTCGTAATAAATCTGCCCTTCTTGTGGGGTTGGAGGGGTTGCAACAGGTTTAATTATTAAATTACCACTAACTGTTATATTATCTACACTGCTGCTTCCAAGAATAACGTTATTTTTAAAATCAGCATTTGCATAAACATAAAGATTGTCTACGTTGCCATCATTATTTTCTAATGGCGTACCAATTGTAAATGTGTCTTTGTTAGAGGAACCTAAATCAAGACCACCGGATGCAGTAAGGTTAGTTAAAATTTTCATTATTTACGTTTCTTGTCCTCGCTGGACATTCTTTCGCTTTCACGAGCTTCGCGTAGCGCACGTTCTTTTGCAACACGACGTTCGTGACGTTCTTTCTGACGGGGGGTTTCAAAGCGTCTTACCCCTGCGCTTTTATCAAAAACTTTCTTTTGTAGATCTTCTTTTTTGCAAACTTTTAAGAACTTCTTAATAAGTAGATCGTTAGCTTCTAAGCTTGGTCTTACGTCTGGCGGTAGTGCTACTCCTGCGTGTGTTGGAGAATGTTTTGACATGCTATTTCTTCTTTCCGGCAACTAGTGCCTTCCATGTGGCTTTATTGCCACCAATTAGTGAACTAACATCAAGACCGGGATCGCTTGGGTCAACATCTTTTAGTGGACCACGACGCTCGGCTCCATTTGCTGCTTGCGCTTCCGTAAGCGGTTGCGTACCAGCAAAAGGGTCAAAACCGGTTGGTTTTGGCATTAACTTTGATTTTTGAATACTTTGTTCTAGCAGCTTGCGCTTGCCATCTGCTTCTTGAGCAGAGCCTTGTTTTAGCTGTTGAATAACTTTTGGAGCTGGTTTCGCTACTGGTTTTTTACTTTCGCTTAATGTTTGTAGCAAGCCTTCTTCTACCAATATTTCTCGTAGTGATTCTTTTAATATTTCTTTTATCACTGCTCTAAAATTATCAGCATCCATTAGCCAATACCTGCGCTTCCCGAATAAGCGGTTGTAAGATCATAACCGGTGATTCCAGTTAGTTCAGCGACAATGTATATTCCAGCCGTATTGTGCGTAGCATCTGCGCCTAATAGATAAATTTTATTAGTTTTTACGCGTATCTCTACACTATAAACATTTTTTCCAGAGCTATCTTGATTCTGTAGCAAAAAATGTTGGCTGTTTTTAACACCATTTGCGCTAAAACCAACTTTTAAGCCATAGTTGGCATCATAGTTGAAAACATGAATTTTTTGTGTCACGCTTGGGAAAACAACTTCTATAGGAGTTGTACTGCTAGAGCCAGCAGTTAAGCTTCCTGTGACAAATGGAATCCCGCTTACTTGATAATTTCCAACGTTGTTTAGCCCCGGTCTAAGATTTACATATTGATCTGCCATGCTATTATCCTATAAAATTTTAGTTAAAATGTTATTTAATTTATCAATTCGCTGTTTTGATTCAGCGAGTGCGCGATGCTCTTTCATCATAAATGCGCCGGGAGTGCTTGGTTCGCTGACCATATCAAAACAAATAAGTTGAAAATCATCATCAACAATTGTTACGCCACCACTTTGGCGTGTTGAGCCTAATCCGCGAGAGCTAATACCAAGCTTAACACCACTTTCCACAAGCGTTTGAAGAATCTTACCGCTTGGCGTAGGTAGAACTTTAATTTTAGCCATAACAGCACTACCATCCCACCACGTTTTAACAACCATGTGCGAAACATTTTTAAGATTTATGACCGAACTATCTGGGTGGTCAAGTTCGCCAAGAGCACGATTTTGCCCAATGAGATCTTGATATTTTTCAATCTCACGCCTTAGAATTTTTTCACCATATTTACGGCCATTGCCATTTTTAACATCTGCTTCTTGAATTTTGCCACTAAGAATAAGACCACCTTCAGAAACGTACTTTTTTTCCGCTTCTGTTAGCAGATCTTGACAAATGCCACCGGGGCAAAGTTCAAAAAATTCTCTTAATAATTCTTGTGCCATTATTTTTACCTGATAAGGGCGGGCGCTACCCGCCCGCTACATGAACCGGAGCAGCAACGACGAACTGGCTGTAGCATGTAACGACGAACAAATGTAACTTCTACGCGCATGTTATTTTTCCCTTCCGCTATAATCCATAATTTGTTCGCAAAGATCAGCATCGTTGCGAACGTTTGTAGGTGTACTATCGTGCCAAATTACCATGCCGTTTTGAATGTAAAAACCAAACTCGCCAACTGGTTGCACAACGCCGGATGTTAGCTCATCGTTATTAAACGCAAGGCGATAAACATTTTTGCCTTGTGTCACATAAACTTCGCCACCTTCGATGTGCGTTTCTACATTGCCTGTTTCATAAGGCGGGCGAGTGCCCATTGGTTCTTTGTTGTTATTGTTTGGCGCAACACCATTACGATAATTTTGAATATATTCACTACCAAGCGTAGGCGAAAAAACCTTGCTTGGCTGTGTGTTTCTCATGGGATTAGCAATTTCTTCCATGATAAGTTGTTTAATAATAGCTTTGTTTATTTTTTTCATGTTAATATTATGCCAAACTTTCAACTTCTCTTGAAATTGCGCCTAATTCTTGACGTAGCTGTGGACCAACATAATTAGAAAGATTTCTTATTCGCATAGCTAATTCAATAGCTTTATCTTTTTTAGCTTGTAAAGGAGCAACAGATGACTGATCATCTACAACTTCTTCAAGGTTTTGCTCTAACTCTTCTTTAATTAATTGTTTTAGAACTGATTTTGTAATCTTCATTATTCTACCTCGTACATTATAACATAAATAGTAAATTGTTATTGTTTTTTCACTTTTATTATAATTCCGTCATCATCTACAAGGCGGCTAATGAAGTACGACATCCCAGAGCTAATACACGCGCTAACAAACCAATTAAAAGGCAGGCTAAAGAAACAAAGCGACATAGCCGCGCCAACCCACCAGCCCATGCACATAGGACATTTAAAAAAATGATGTTGCGGTCTTATGGCATCAAAAATTTTACCATAAACCGCAATCATCGTGCAGCCATAGCAAGCAAGAATAAAGCTTACTAATTCCATTATTTATTCTTTCTTTCTGCTAGAGCCTGTGCATAATTATAATGACCGGTTCTACGGCTTTTAAACGCTCGCCCCATTATGTCTTTTTTAAGAGTTTCTAATGCGCTTTGCGCATTACCAATCGCATCATAGAAAGGTTTTACGCTAATTGAACCACCGCCTCTATATCTTAGCGGGCCAGCAGCGGCACGTAATGCTTCAACGCCATCAGTTTCAATTTCTAATAGTTGCTGAGATAATTCTGCTATCGTATCCATTGCGGCAGCGCGTGCTTCTTCTTTAGAAGCGCTTAATTCATCTGCTTGCTCTGCTTCTGCCTCTGCGGCTGCTGCTGCTTCTTGATTAGCCAGTTCGCCAGATGTTAAACCAGCCATTCTAGCGGCACCGCCAACAAATTTTTTACCTAAACTGCCAACCTTGTCGCTAAACCAACCTTCTTCAATTTCACCTTCTGCAATCATTTTTTTAATTTCTTCACTAATGATTGCTTTTACTTGCGATTCACTAATAATCATTTATTTTCTCCACTTGTTTTTATTATTTTCTCTAAGCGCTACAGCTTTTGCGGCTTGCACGTCATAACTACCCTGTTCATCGCCACCCTTGGGACCAACAAGCATCATTGCTTGCATAATTCTACTTTGCAATGCGCCATCGCCTTTTACTTGTTTAGCTAAATCAGAAAGTTTAGCACGCTTTTGTTCTGTTGACATGTTAGAAGCTATTACATCAAATGCAGCAGCCGCGATTGTTCTATCACCCATTGGTTTGCCATAACCTTCACCGGGAAACATATCCATTTGAACCATTTCTGGTTCTGGTTCTGGCGGTGGTGGTGATTTTGGTTTACTGCGAAACATATCAAAAAAGCCCTCTTCCACAGCTTCTTTTTCTAGTTCCTCTTTAATAATTTGTTTTAAAAAACTTTTTGTAATCTTCATTATAAATATTCTCCACTAATAATTGTAACGATAAATGCCACGGGTTGGGAAACCATATTTTGGAATTGAACCTTTGAATTTTTCTTGAGGAATTTCACCAAGCTCGGTACTGTTTTCTTCTTCTGGCGCTAGAAGTTCACGCTCTAAATCATCAATAAATTTTTTACGAATGCTGTACTCTTGCTTATCTTTGTTTATAAAATTAGCAAGGTTTAGCAGGACAACGTCTAGCGGTTCCTCTTCGCCTTTTTTTTCTATAGCAAATTTGGCTTCAAGCGAACCGTGAATGTTACCACCAATTACGCTATCAGGGGTAACTACGCCCTGAATAACTAAGTGATTAAAAAGCTGATCTTGATCGGTGTAGACATCGTTGCTAAATTCGCCTTTTGGCATAGCAATTATTTTGCCCTTATCGGGAATAATAACGACATTCATATTTTGATGACCGGTAATAAGAATGCTACCGTCTAGGGTTTTACCCATTTGCAACTTAATTTTTTTAAATTGTTTTTGTTTGGCAACTACTTGCAAATCATCGATGTTGTTTACTACTTTTAACTGTAATGGCATTATTTTTGTACCTCAGAAACAAATTCTTGAATGTACATTATTTTCTTAATTAGTTCTTCGTTAATGTTGCTAACTTTTAAATTATTAAGAACTTTTTGTAGAGTTTTGGCATTTTGTAAAATTTCTGTATTGCCTTTTACTAATTCATTAGATAATGATTTAGAGACACTTTCTTTTAGCCTATCAATTTCTTCATTTAAATAAACTTTTAATTCTACATCTTCTTCGGAATAATTTATAAATTTAGAAAGTAATTGCTTCTGCTCTGATAATAATTTATCACTATAGGTTTCATTGAAACGTTCAATAAAACGTTTAAGCGCTAGCGAATCAACGCGTTCTAAAATAACTTTTTTTTCTTTTGCTTCTGCTGTAATTGTTTCTAAAATTTCTTGTTCGAGCAAAATTTTTTGTTTTGGTTCAATGCTTTTGTTAAAAATTTGTGAAACAGAAGCTAAGGTTTTGTAATTTGGTACAAAATTATTAAAAACGTGTGGGCCAACAAATTTGTTAATTTTTGCAATTAGTTTACTTTGCTCATTAAAAATTTCTGTTTCGTTTAACTTTTCATGTTCAAGCTTAACTTGACTTAACAATTTTTCAGCTATGCCTTTAGGAAATTCTTTAGTAGCATAAAGTTGTTTATAAAGTGTTAGTTCCCTATCAAGCGGACCACCTTTTTTAAAATGCTCTTTGATAAGTACAGAAATAGTTTTTTGTTTTGGTTTATCGCCTTCTACCGTTGCTTTTGTTAGTTCTTTAACAAGTGTTTCAAAAAGAAACGCAGTGTTGCGTTTTTTGTTATGTTTAAATTTATTTTGCATTCTTTTTCTCCAAGCCCGCTAATAGAATTTTAATTTCTCTATTTGCTTCATGCAACTTACGTTCGTTTATATCTTCCTCTGGGCGTTCGCCTTCTAGATAAATAGTGTCCTCAAACAGGTTTGTTATGTTAGAAAATTGTTTATCATTTTTTAAAGTAGGGAAGAGGCTACGTTTATCGGTCCCCTGTTTGGAAAATTCACCTAAAGAGTGCCTTCTGCCTTTGACTTCCCTACGATCTGGTAAGCCGCGATCTTTCTTTTTTACATAATCATCCTTACGCTTGGCTGGTGGTGTGCCGCCTTCAACGTCAGGAACTACCAATAGACCCCCTTCTCCACCGCCTTCCGCCCCAGCTGCTTCGCTACCACCAGCTTCACCGCCAGCGGGAGGCGTTTCTCCGCCACCTGTTTCACCACCAAGACCGCCACCACCTTCCCCACCAAGACCAGCATCGGCTGCGCCAGTAGCTTCAGCACCAGCACCGGCTGCATTTGCACTACCCTCAAGTGACTTTTCATAAATTTTATCGTGATGAATTTCTCTTTGAATCTTTTTGTAGTCGTGATCAGAAAGCTTAAAGATGTTTTCGGCAATCCAGCGTTTACTGAAGAAACCTTCTTTTGCAGCACCAGCAATTTCAAACTTAGTTTTCCAGTGTTCGAGTTCTTGTAGCTCGCTAATTTTTGAAGGGTTGTTTAATTCTAGTGAAAATTTAAGTAAATCTTCGTTGCGATAGCCAAGAGTAAAAAGATGAATAATTCCAATTTTTTCTAACTCGCTAATTATAACTTTTTGTAAACGTTGGATTGTGCGAGCAAAACGAATATCTTTTTGTGCTAGGGTGCTTTTATCTTCTTGTGTGCCTTCACCTTTAGAAAGATAACTTTGTGGAATTTTTAAGGCGCTAAATAATTTATCGCGTAGATATTTCACGTCATCAATGTCACCAGTAAAATTCCCACCAGTAAGTGTGTCAATTTTTGTATTACTTTGTCCACGAACTGGAATGAAATAATCTTCATCAATGCTCATTGGGTTATAGCGAAGATCAACGCGGCCAGTGTTTGGATCAACAATCATGTTACGCTTCATTTGATTTTGAATCTTTAGCATGAATTGCTCCATGTCTTCTGGAGCTATGTTTCCAACGTCGATATAAAATACACGACGGTCTGGAGCGCGAACGATGCGATAAGCCATCATAGCGTCTTCTAGCAGGTTTAGCTGACGCCAAATACGACGCGCTGGCTCAAGAACGCTTGTGCCGTAGGGCATGTACTTATCTTGCCCACCAATGCGGAAGTGAGCAATTTGCCAATTTTCAAATGTAATACCGCCGCTATTCCATTGAAACTGCACGTAGTTTGGGTTTGTCTTATCTTCGCCTTCAAGGCGTTCAATTTCTGGTGAAGGTAAGCCAATTACGCCTTTGACACCAAGCTGATCATCAAGATCAAGGTAAAGAAATAGATCGCCAAACTTAATCATTGTTCGGCACCAACCAAAAAGGCTAAATTCAATATTTAGAACATCATAATAAAGCGTTTCAAGAATGCCTTTTATTTCTTGGTTAGGAGATTTAACATGCAGCATCTTTGAAAGACCGCTGTAGGTGGTCATTTCATCTGCATAGATGTCCAACGCGCTTGCAATTTCAGGTGTAAATTCCATTTGATCAAAATCGCTATAACGCTCTGCACGAGTTTGATTAGCCATGATGTTGGCTTGAATTGCATCAAATGGGTTATAACTGGTCTTTTGGAATTGCTTACCGCTTGCGCTATTAAAATCAAATTTATTAAGCTGACGGCGCTTGAAACGCAGTTGTGCTTGCTGACGATAATTAATTAGCGGACCAGAGAAAAGTCGCGTTAAGCTTCTAAATAATTGTGAATCTTTATTTTTTATATTTTTTCGCTGATCTGCCATCTTTTATCCCTTAATTAACCACAAATAATCTTGGTACATTTTTTTAGTTGCAGTTTCTTGCACTTGCTTAAAGCTATTCATTCCGTTTATGCTAGTATTTAGTTGAGTGTTACTTTTACCCATAGTCGCTAGCAGCGCTTTTGTGTATTCTACATCTTTTTGATTGCCAATTAAAGCTGTGTCGCGCACCCAACATGCTATTGCAAGTGACATAACAAGATCGTCGTTATAGCCTTTTTGAGCTTCTGGACGCCCATTAGACCAAATGAACTTTTCAAGTTCTCGCAGTGTTCGTGCTGAATTAATAATTAGTGATTTATTACGAATTAATTCATCAAGTTTAGCAATGATGAGCGGACGTGTTTTAACTGATGTTGTAAAACCGGCTACAGCGCTGCTATTACCATAAGCTACGTTAGGCTCTATGTAATCATGATTTGTTTTAGACGAATAATAGAGATTACGATAGCCATTACTAGCCAATTTTTGTGCTACCGTAAAACCAATGTTATTGTTTTCTACTACTAATAGCGCATGACCGTATTCTTTTCCAACCTGTTCTAACAAATTGACAAATTGATCTGGTTCCACTTTACCTTGGTACTCTGCAACTTGTTCCATAGTAGAAACATTAATAACATGAAAAACTGAATAGTCAGCACCATCGCCACGGGCAACGTCAGCGCATAAAATATACTTGCCTTGATGATTATAAGGTTTCCAAGTATGATAATTGCGGTCTACCCATGATTTATGCTTTGGTTCGCTTACATTTTCACGAATCCGTTGCAGATCGTCTGGGTCTATTACGGTTTCGCCGCTTGCATTAAAAGAACAAAGATATTCTTGTGCTACTTCTCGCTTTGATAAGTTTTTAGTTTCATTGTTGAACCATTCTTTATCGTGGTCTGGGTGTACATCCCAAGGAAGATTCGTAGGGATAAATAGGTTTTGACCATTTTCCGCATCTTCGTATGTCTTGTGAAACCAGTTGCCTATGCCATTAGGTGATGAAAGCGCCACACAGCGACCACCAGTGGAAATAGTAGGATAAAGCGCAGTCCAAATACTATCCATGTTATCAATGTGGGCAGCTTCGTCTACCACAAGAAGCGAAACAGCTTCGGAACGACCGGCATCCTCACTAGTAGCCACTGCTTTAATTTGTGAACCATTTGTCAACTCGAATGAATGCTTGTTATCTACTTTTACGGTAGCAATTTTAAGCCATTCTGGTACATTTCCAACAATATATTTAACTTTTTTAACCATGTTGCTGGCTGTACTATACTTTGTAGCCATAACAAGCACGTTTTTTTCACGATAAAACAGTAATAACCAAGCAATATAGCCCGCACAGATGGTAGAGATACCAAGCTGGCGGGCTTTTACTATTACGTTAAAACGATGATCTCGGAATTTATCTAACAGGTCATCCTGAAAATTGTAGGTTTTGAAAGGGATCATCCCACGATCAGGATGTGAAATTTTAGCATAGTTCTTTAAAAAGTAAGATGGGTTCTTACCGCATTTAATAATTTCTTTCTTGATCTCTTCGACGGTAAGTTCATCCATGTGCCCACTCTATTTAATCTTTGTGCTTACGTTTTGTGGTTTTGTCTTGCCTTTTTCTAACTTTTTATAATAAGCATCCATGCGTTCAAGGTTTTGTTTTGCTACTGTGTCTGGGGCTACGGCCATAACTTCCTTAAGATTAAGGACTTCATAACCCATAACAGCTTTAACCATAGCCTTTACGCGATTGCTAGTTTCTATTAGCACACTAATCTCGCCTACTTCTTTTAGACGAAGTTGTGAACCAGTTGCTTTACCAAATTGCTTAACAATATAGCTTTTTACATCATTAATACGGCGTTCTACTTCTTTTTCAAACTTTTTCTGATGTAGTTCGCGGATTGGCTCAACGCTATGGTATTTAATAAGTAGCTTATCGCCATGTAGGGCAATGCCAAAACCATCCATAACTTTTTGATCAACAATGGGTTGGTCTTCTCGCTTTAATCCAATCGAAACAATTTCGCCATTTTCGTCTATTGCCCCATGATGTTTATTGGCAACAGCCTCTGAAATTCCTTTAACAATATCATAAACGCTAAGTGCCATTTTTATGCTCCATTTTAGGACGCCAGCCATTCTTCCAGCGTTCTTCTCTGTCAACTATGTACTGGACGTAGCATCTATGACAGGTTCCAAACTTAGTAAAATAAACATCATCCTCACGATTGAACGAATAGCTGTCACAATAGTTGCAATGACGTTCTACATTTTTATTAATTAGTTTCTTTGCAATTAAAACACCTTCTATTTCAATTCTTTCCTGAGATGCTTCAAGTTTACTTTCTTTAATTTGTGCTTTTTTAACATCTTGCAAGTAGCCTTGCTCTTTGTCTGGGCACCATCCACTCTTTGGATTAATAATTGCTTCTGTGCCGTATTTTTCTGCTACACTTTTTTCTAGAGCTGCAAGATAATTTAAATCACGTTTCATTTAGCCACCTGAACTGCTGCATAAAACATTGCAATAGAAGCTGCAAAACCAAGAACAAAACCACCAACTAGTTTCAAATCGCTCCATTTTTGTGCTGAACTTAGTTGATCTATTCTGTCCTGTTTAATTTTAAGCAAGTTTTCATACATTTCTTTGTTAATTGTTAGCTCTAGCTCTTTCTTTTTACTTACTGTTTCTAGTTCTAGCTGTATTTTTTTTATTTCTGTGTCTTTTACTACAGCCAATTCAGCAAGTTTAGCTTCTTGTTTAGCAATAACTTTTGAAAGAGCACCAGCATTAAAGAAAAAACCATCTTCTGGGGCTGCTTCACCTGTTTTAAGTTCAACAAAGTGATCTTCTTCGCCGTCGTGATCTATGTCTTCTGCGCGGGCAATAGGCATCCAGCCCGTCAGCAACGCCGACAGAGTAAGCAGAGCGAGCAACTTTTTAGCACTCATTATTTCTTGGGCCTACCTTTCTTTTTTTCACCGACACCTAGCTTATCGGCTACCTCTTTTTTAAACTTTTCTTTGTCTTTCTTTGCTAGTTCTTCTAGCTTTTTCTTGCTTTCTTCTTCGGTCTTCTTTACTTCTTCCAGTTTAGCCGCTTTTTCGGCTTCTAGAGCAGCCTCTTTGGCTTTCTTTTCTGCCTCTAGCTTTGCTGTTTCTTCTGCTAATTTAGCAGCAGCTTCTTCCTTGGCTTTAGTTTCTTTTTCAGCCTGTTCAGCACCTTGTAGTTCCTTGTCAATGTGTGCTTTCCAAGCAGCAGCACCAATTACAACACCGGCAACAACTACCCAAACCCATTTTTTAATTGTGAACATGACTTTTTTTACCACCTCTAGAAGATTCATTTATTTACCCGCTCCTTTCCATTTCGCAGCTAAATCTGCGACACCTTGGATACCAATATAGCCTAATGAAATCCCCATCCACTCATCGGGCGTGATCTTACCAAAACCTAGAAATACTGTTGCTACAATCCAGACGAGCAGCTTGCGCGATAGGATTTTTTCTGATAACACATCAACCAGCCCAACGCCTTCTTTTTCAGCCTTGTTCATTTCTTCCTCTACTTCTTTTTTTATGTTTTCTAAGATGCTAATGCTAGCAACTTCTTGTGGTTTTATCTCTGGTTTGTCGTTAGCCATTTTATTTTCCTATGTACCTTGCAGCTTCTTCTGGGAATAGTTTTGCCATCATTTCAAAAGCCATTTTGGCTTCTGATTTAATGTCCATGTTGCGACCAACTCCAACAGCAGAAAGTTTTTCTAAGAAACTTAGGATGTAATCTGCTTCGTTAGAAGCACCAGCCATTTCTTCTAACTCTTCCTTAATTAAGTGTTTTAGTGCTTGTTTAGATAACTTCATGTTAACTCCTTTATTGATGAACGTGGGCAAATGCGCCTTGGCGATCAATAATAATTTGTGAATCAACTGTGTCCTTGAGAGCATCAAGATGTGAAATAAGGAGTACAGTTTTAAAGCTACCTTTAATTAGTTCCAAGATCCGAATAAAACCAGCTAGATTATCGTTGTCAAGAGCAGTACCCGGCTCATCTAGAACAAAAACATCGCATTTTGGTAGCGAAGTCACGTTTAGAAATGCTAACCGAATAGCGATAGAGGCTAGCGATTTTTCTGCGCCGCTACCCATTTCTAGCGGACGAGCGTCGTATTTAGGGTGTTTAATCATAATATCTAGCTTGTCATCATCATTAACAAGAAAAACAGCAAAGTCAACTACATTAGCAAGTAGTTTATTAATCTCCGAGTTGATAACTGGCAGCTTATTCTTGATAACTTGATAAGAGATACCGTTTGGGTGCATTGCTTTCAAGTATAGATCATAAGCGGCGAATTCTTTACGCCTTTCTGCAAGTTCTAATTGTTGCTCTTCTAGATTTTCAAGAGTAGAAATCTGATAGCCGCTTTCCTTATAAAAGCCGGTAATTTTTTGCTGTAAAGAATTTAACTTCATCTCAAGATCACTAACTGCTTTTTTTAATTCTTTTTCACGATCAATTTTTTGTGATAGTTCAGAATTTTGCTCTGATTGCTTTTTTAGCTCTTCATAACGCTCGCGACACGCTTCGACTGTGTCACGCGCCGAGTTTTGCTTTGCAGTGGTTTTTTCTCGCTCTAATAGCAAATCTTTTTGTAGCAATAACAGTTTATTTAATAGCTCTTGATTGCTTTTGTAAACGCTTATGTTGTCTTCGACTACTTTATATTCCTCGATAGCTTTTTCTAGATCGTTTTTTTCGTTTAGTAGTTGAACTAGCCGAACTTTACTATCCGGTAAACCAATCTTAGAATCAAAAGCATTTTTAATAAACTTGCATGATGGAAACGCATCACCGCATGGGACTTCGTCAAGAATCTTACTGTCTCGTTCAAGATCAAAAACACTTTTCTTAAGAAGGTTAAACTCGCTAAGTAGTTGTGTAAATTGATCGTTTTTTCCTTTTAATACTTCGCGTTTGGTTAACAGGGCGTTATAATCTATGTTTAGTTTTATAGATGTTTCTTTTTCTTTAACATCAAGCTCTGATAACTTTTTATCTAATTCCGTGATGCGTTTTGAGCAGCTATCGCTTATTGTTTGGTGCTGCACCATTGTTGCATAAACATCAGATAAGCTACCTTGTTCTTTTTTGATGTTGCGTAGGAACGAGGAAAC